GCAAAATGAGTAACGCAGACTGGTGGGCTAAACAGTTAGGTGCACAACCTGCACAACCGCAGGCACGTCCAGCAGATGTACCAATGCCTTCGTCACAACAACCCATGACTCCGTACCAAGCACCGCAACCACAGGCTCCATCGTTGCGTATTGGAAGTGCAAGTCAAACTCAGTCATGTCCTGAGTGCGGTGGTAACAATTACATGGCAGTACAGAATGCTGCACCACGTTGTTACGACTGTGGTTACCCAATTAATCAATCAGGAAGTCGTTACGGCGCACTTACAGGTGCAAAGGTTGAAGGAACAACTAAGGTTGCACAAGGAAATGACATTGCAAGTAACTGGAACCCACAAGGAATCATTGGAAGGATTAACTAGTGAATGATGAAGCCCGTAAAATTGTTGCAACACTTAATAAGAAGTTTGGCAACAACGTGGTGGTCGTGGCCTCTGATATTAGGAGTGACCTTATACCTCGCATTACTTCAGGGTCAACTACTTTGGATTATGTGTTGGGTGGTGGCTTTCCTGGTAATCAGTGGAATGAACTCATAGGTGAACCGTCACACGGAAAAACTGCTGTTGCTCTAAAAACAATTGCGGCTAATCAAGCATTAAAGCCCGATCACACAACAGTATGGGTAGCGGCAGAGCAGTGGGTACCAGAGTATGCAGAAATGTGCGGAGTTGATACAAGCCGTGTGATTGTTATTGAAACTAACATCATGGAAGAGGCGTATCAAGCAGTCATTGAGTTTGCTGAATCAAAGTCAGTCGATGCAATTGTGATTGACTCTCTTCCAGCGTTATCTCCCGCTCCTGAAATGGAGAAGGACATGAACGAGATGACTGTTGGGCGTGGCGCACTGCTCACAAACAAGTTCTTTCGTGTAGTGGGTTCTGCAATTAAGCGCAGCCTTGTAGAAGATGAGCGACCAGTTCTTGGGTTAATCATTAATCAATACCGAATGAAGATTGGCGTAATGCATGGCGATCCACGAACAACGCCAGGAGGAGAAGGTAAGAACTACGCTTTTTTTACACGCTTAGAAATCCGTCGTGACGAGTGGATTGAGACAGGTTCTGGAAATAATAAGGTTCGTGTAGGACAAACTATTAAAATAAGAACTTTAAAAAATAAAACCGCACCACCACAACGTGTTGCTTATTTTGATTTTTATTTTGCAGAAGGTGGAGATTGTGCTCCAGGAGAATACGACTTTGCTAAAGAGATTGCAGCAATGGCAGTTGTTAAAGGCATCATTGATCGCAAGGGTGGTTGGTACTACTTTGGCGAACGTAAATGGCAGGGCATCGACTCTGCAATCGACAGCATTCGTGCAGAGATCGACCTTAAAGAACAACTGCAGCAGTTAGTTTTAAACACAAACGACAAACCTATGTCTGGAGAAATTGATGCCTGAAGAGTTCACCGTAATAGACCAAGCCTGGGCTCACGATTTAGAAAAGGGTGTTGAAAACTATACCGACATGCTTTTTGAGGCTTTTGAAGACAGCACTTCTGAGGTACTTTCAGAAACATTGTCTAAACAACCATTCTGTGGTTGTTCCGCTTGTTTTTGGCGTGAAGCATTATTCTATCTTGTTCCTCGTATCATTAAAGGGTACGAGGAAGGAAAAGTAGAACTTGAAAACTGAAGGACAAAAACAATCTCAGAAGCATGAAAAAAGATTGGCTAAGAAAATTGGCGGATCTACAAACGCTGCATCTGGGGCTTTTTGGTCAAGGAAGGGCGATGTTAGATCAGAGGATCTCTTGATCGAACATAAGTGGACAGGAAAGAAAACAAAAACCATAAAGTCAGAAGAACTAAAGAAAATAACAACAGAGGCAATACTTGATGGACGAATGCCAGTCTTTGGTCTTCATCTTGACGGCGTTAACTACGTTATTCTTTTGGAGGATGACTTACTTGAGATGAGGGAGAAACTAAAGGATGCTAACTAAATGGAAGACGAACCAGATTACATTTGGCGTTACAAAGCCCGTTGTAAAGGTCAAGACGAAACAACACTCATCTTTTATCCTCCTCGTGACAAAGAGCAATACAAGACTTTGGCAACGCAGGCTAAAGGATTTTGTTTTGGAGAGACAGGAAAGAATCCGTGCCCAGTTCGACACGAGTGCCTTTGGGATGCAGTATCCCGTGATGAACCTCACGGCATTTGGGGAGGGCTCTCTCATCGAGAAAGAAACGCGCTGATTAGAAAATGGCAAAAAAAATTTAAAAAGAAAATCACCCTTAAAGAATTTATTTTCAGCATAGATAAGGAATAACATATGGTAGTCAAGAACGATCTTCAGAAGTATCTGGATACGAAAAAGACAGAGACACGCCTTATTGGACCTATAGAGCGTCATTTAATGAAGAAGGCTCCAGGAGATCGTAGTACCACCGTGTTGCACCCATCCGAGATGATTAAGGCTGATTTTTGCCACAGATACTCGGTTTACCTACTCATGGGTGGAAAAAAGAAACAGGACAATCCAAACCTTCGTTTGCAAAATATATTTGATGAAGGACACTTCATTCACGCTAAGTGGCAGAATCGCATCTATGACATGGGCAACATGTGGGGAGACTTTAAATGCCAAAGTTGTAGCGGAATTACTTCGGGTTTATCTCCAGAAGTATGCCAACACTGCAAGTGTGCAGCACTTGTTTATGACGAAGTTCATCTTGTGGATGACTCACTACGTATTGCAGGACACACAGATGGTTGGGTAAAGGGTCTTGGAGATGATTTTTTAATTGAGATTAAGTCAATTGGCGAAGGAACTCTTCGGTTTGAAGCACCAGAGTTACTTCGTGATGCGGACCATGATTTAAAGAAAGCGTGGAGAAACATTCGTCGCCCATTCCGTGGTCACTTGTTGCAGGGTCAGATGTACCTGGAACTTGCACGCCGTATGTTTGGCGACGCTGCTCCCACAGAGATTGTTTTTTTATATGAGTTAAAGATGGATCAGGACTACAAAGAGTTTACAGTCAAAGCAGATTACGATGTAGTTGATAAAATTTTTTACAAAGCAAAGCAAATTAACGACGCAGTTGACGCTGGCGTTTTACCTAAGTGCAATGTTGATTCTAGCGGTTGCAAGCAGTGCGATTTAATTGAGGAGTAAGTATGGAACTAAGCCCAATAATGCAGGGAGGGTTGGATTTACCAAAGCCAGCCTATGATCAAGCCGTCCTACCACCTGACATAACAGAGTTAAGCAGTGAGCAACTTGCAGAGATGTTTACTATTTTGACAGGCTGGGCAGACTATATGTCTAGCCAATTTGTACAGGCTCAGTTGGCCGAACGTGATGCCCTACGCAAGGCTGAGTTTGCCGAGAGTAAAGCCCTTGTGAGGTTGACCACAGGTTCCCCCAAAGGCACCACAGTCTCGCTTATAAAGGCTCAGATTGATATTGACCCAGATATTCAGGATTTGCGGGATAAGTATGAGGAGAAGTATGCTTATCGAAAGATCTTAGAAATGATGTTAAATAACCAAGAACGAGACATCACATTGGTTTCAAGAGAAATCAGTCGGAGATCACAAACTATGGGTCGGAGGGATTCATTTACATTATGAAAAAGTTAATTCTAGTACTTGCAGTACTTGCATCATCGATTGTTCCAGCACATGCGGAAACACCGCCAACTATTGTTGTAATTGATACTGGTACCAACACATCCTTATTTAAGGACAGTATTGTTTATGAGGTTTGTTTAGTGTCCTCATTTAAGTGCCCAAATGGAAAGTTATCTATGGAAGGAACTGGAGCAGCAAATATTCCAGTAACAACCGATAAAGCACTTAACCATGGAACTCAAATGATTTCTTTAGTTCTTCGTTTTAATCCAACAGCAAAGATTATTCCTATTCGAATTGTAGGGATAAGTTCTTCAGGAACTCCAGGGTTGTACACAATAGACGATGTACAGTCAGCACTTAATTGGGTTGTGGCTAATCGAGTAAAGTACAACATTGCAGTTGTTAGTCTTGCACAAGGTGCGATTTTTGCTAAGTGCAGAGTGCCAGCAGGTATGTCAGAGAATATTGCAGCACTTAAGGCTGTAAATGTTCCAGTAGTAACCGCAGTTGGCAATAACTCAAGTCGTACAGACGTATTTGCTCCTGCATGTTTGCCAGACACAGTCTCTGTTGGCGCAACAGATAACCCATGGCCAGGTTCACAACCTATTGAGTATGATCCAAATGCATCTCCATACATTGCTCGTTATAGCAACGGAGCACAGGGACAGACTGACTTCTTTTTGAATGGTCGTTGGAATGCAATGCAATTAAACGGAACCACAAAGTTTACTACTGGGACATCAGGAGCAACAGCAGCATTTGCTGGTTGGTGGTTACTAAATAGAAAAGCAACGTTTAACGAGACCTTTAATGCATTGATGGCTACAACTATTGATGCTAAGAACGAATTTCAGACAGGCAAGTATGTCCGACTCCCCTAAATCTATTCTTAAAGAGGCAGAAGAGTTAATCCACGGTGATCGTAACTACAATTACGATCATCCGTTGGATAACTTTAACCGCATTAAAAAAGGATGGGAAGTAATTTTTGATTGTGAAATTACAGAGGAACAAGTTGGTTTGGCTATGACATGGGTAAAAATTGCTAGAGAAGCCTATCGACATAAACGAGATAATCTAACGGACGGCGCAGGTTATCTTGGAACGATTGAAATGTTAATTGAAGAAAGAGAGCGCCGTGCCCACCAAACTGATTGATGGAAAGTTACCTCACGGAGTACCAGTAGGGATTGGGATTGACCAGTCCCTAACTGGTTTCGCTCTTTCAGCAGTAAATACTTTAAACCCAACAGAACATATTACGTGGGTATACAAGTCTCCGTATTTTGGCGTTGAAAGACTGGTCGATATTCGCCAATGGTTAACAGATCATTTTGAGTATCTAGAAGAGCAGGGCGCAATTATTCAAGACATTGCTATGGAAGGAACAGTCCTTGCAAGCCATGCAGCCTTGGTTCTTGGAGAACTCTCAGCAACTGTTCGCCTTGCAATTTTTGATTACTTTGATGAGGATGATGGTCGTCGATTCCCATTAAAGGTTCCTCCCATGACATTGAAGAAATACGCTTCTGGTAAAGGAAATGCCAAAAAACAAGAGATGCTTCTACAAATTAACAAAAGATGGGGCATAGAGTTTAATGACGACAATGCAGCGGATGCCTACGGTTTGGCAAGAA